TCATTCCTTATCCTTCCGAGGCTTACGCCTCTTGTCCACGAGTTTCACACTAGCTCTTTTCGGGTCGACAGGCAAGAGATCAGCGCGCTTCGCTTCCTCGCTTGCCACGACATGCTCGTAGCGAGCAGCCGATTTCGCATCCTTCCAGGCACCGGTTCCGACGAGCCCGCGCGTGTCCAGCTTCCCGTACCGGCGCATCCACGTCGCCCATGTGTGGCGAAGGACGTGGAAAGCTGACCGAGGGGGCAGGGTGATCTTGGCCGCCGTCAGAGCCTCATCCAGCCAGGTGTAAAGCCGCCCGCTCTTGGTGAACCGGAAGATGCGCTGTCCGGGGCGATCGAGGCCACGCGGGTGCGCTGTCAGTGCTTCGACGATGATCGAGGGTAGATGAACGCCGCGCGGCTCCGTGTTCTTCGTCTTCGGGATCGTCGCCAGAGCCTCGTCCATCTCCAGCAGATCGATCTTGAGCTTCAGCGCCTCACTCAACCGCATGCCGGTGTAGAGCAGCGTGGTGATCAGGATGCCGAACTCTGCGTCCTTGGCATAAGCCGCCCGGATCAGAGCGAAGCCCTGCTCCTTCGTCAGCCAGACCGTCATCTTCTTGCCGCTGGAGCCCTTCGGCCTGCGGATGATGAACTCGTGGCCGGCGCGCTTCAGGATCACCGACATGACGGCGTGAACCTGCCGGCTCTTGGTCGCCGCGCTGGCCTCAGGGTAGAGTTTGTCAGCCGCCTCGTCGATATCAGCTTGTTTGATGCCCGACATGCGCTTGTTCATGAAGTGGCCGATCAGCAGGGACCACTTCTTGGTGGCCTCGTCATAGCTGCCGACGAACCGCGGGTCGCCGCCGTCCTTCACATAGGCGAGGGCGCCTTCAAGAAAGGTCGGTCCTTTCTCGGTCGTCGTGGCGCCGGTCTCAATGTCCTTCTCGATGGCTTTCAGGATCTTCCGCGCGAGGTCTTCCTTAGGAGTCTTTGCGCTTCGATCAATACTGACTCCGAGGTGGGAGCCACGGATCTGCCAACTCGGACTTTTGCCGGGGCGGGGCGGGTATAGCTTAAGCGGCACGATTCAGCCTCTTGGCGCATGACCTGGACGAGAGAATTGATATCGTCCTCGGTGAACAGCTTGCGGGCGCCGTTCGAGTAATAATAGGGGTGGTCCTTCACAAGCTCCTGGAGATTGCGACGGCCGATGCGGAGACGCTGCGCTGCCTCCTCCATCGTGTAGCCAATGGGCTGGATCAAAGTTCCGCCCATCTACTCTTCCCTTGCCTGTATGGGGGATTTGGAGTTGGCATCTCGCATTGCCTTGCGGATGATCAGGTACAGCAGATCGATCGCTACCACGCCAATGACGCAGTAGAAGGCGATTGCGGGCGTGATGAGGGGTTCTTGCATGGCTGCCTCCGCAGCCCGCTGAGCCGAAGCCCAGCGGGCTATCTCACTCAGTCCGCTACCCGGCGCGCCTGTTCGGCGAAGGGGTCGAACTCGCGTGAGACGCGGAACTCGTAGAGGCCGGCAGCGAGATCGAAACCGCCGTGCGGGTTTGCCGCGTCCTGAACGAACTTCTCGGGCTCACCGAGGATGGCGTAGAAAATCTGCATCCCGGCCGGGACACGATCCGTGCGCTCCATCACCTCGCCGCCCGTCAGGACGTGGTGATGGCCGCTCTCGCTGTGGCTGATGACGAAGCCCTTGGCGACTCGATCAGCTTTCTTCGTCTCCATACCTGCCGGCAGCGCATCAATCTTCACGATGCGAACTTCGCCCTGCTGTCCGATGACCTGTTTCATGCTCTGTCCTTTCAAGTACGAACGGGGGGATGCGTGTATTCCGAAGCCGGATCTCCAATGCGCCACGCCTGCGCAGCCAGAGCCGTGTTGATAGGAAGGCCGTCGATGTCCGAGACGCGCGGGACACCCTCGACGATCAGCCCGTTCCGGGGGCAGACTGCCTTCAGGAATCGCCCCGGCTCATCCAGCCCCGGAAGCGTCAACTCGATCAGTTCGCCGATATCCGGGTTGTCGTGCTTATCGACCGTCTTCGACTTGAGAACGGAGAGCATCTTCGGCCAGCCGACGATTGCCGCGCCGGCAGCGCGTTGCTCGACGTTCTGAGCCTTGATGACCGTATTCGGGCTGAGATCGGCGCGCTTCTCGATCCAATCGGCGGGGATCGACGTGCCGTGCCAGTGGTGAAGCTGCCAGCCATCGCGGTAAGCGATCGACGGCCCGACCTCGCTGTGAAGCCGGCCTTGCTCATCGCGGTTGATGACGATGGGGCGATCGGAGATGGCCAGCACATTCTCATGCCACCAGACCCAGCCGCAGCTCTTTACCAGAGCTTCTTCGATCTCGAAGCGTTCAAGGACCGGGTCGGACCAGCCGCACACATCGCGGAAGAACGAGATGTAGGCCGCCCATCCGGCCGCCCATAGTGAGCCGCCCCGGTAATTATTGACGGCGTCCCCGACCTGCGACCCGACCTGCGACTCGACCTGCGACCCGACCTGCGACCTGACCTGCGACCAGACCTGCGACCCGACCTGCGACTCGACCTGCGACCCGACCTGCGACCCGACCTGCGACCCGACCTGCGACCTGACCTGCGACCTGACCTGCGACCCGACCTGCGACCCGACCTGCGACCTGACCTGCGACCTGACCTGCGACCCGACCTGCGACCTGACCTGCGACCCGACCTGCGACCCGACCTGCAACCCGACCTGCGACCCGACCTGCGACCCGACCTGCGACCAGACCTGCGACCAGACCTGCGACCCGACCTGCGACCCGACCTGCGACCAGACCTGCGACCCGACCTGCGACTCGACCTGCGACTCGACCTGCGACCCGACCTGCGACCAGACCTGCGACCAGACCTGCGACCCGACCTGCGACCTGACCTGCGACCAGACCTGCGACCAGACCTGCGACCCGACCTGCGACCTGACCTGCGACCAGACCTGCGACCAGACCTGCGACCTGACCTGCTTGTCTCCAAGCTCCCGCAACATCGCCCAGGCTATGGTTCCTCCAAGCGTTGCGCCGTAGGGCGAAGACATGCGCAAGATGATCATCGGCTTGTCGCGGTTGATCAGCTTGTAGGCTTTCAGCGCCGCTTCAATGGCAGCGTCGAAGTTCGCCGGCTCTGTCGAGAGGCCTATCTTGATCCAGTCGTCGGACCAGTCCTTGAACCGTGCGATCTGTTCGGGGGTGAGTTTGTCAATACGAGCCATTTTAAGCTCCCCAAATCGAGATGAAGGCTCCGACAGACAGCATCATGAAGCTGAAGGCGGCGAGCTTGAGAGCAGACACGCCGAGCGGGTCGCGCTCCCATACGGGCGGGATGTAGACGGTGTTCATGGGGTCATCCTTCGTGCAGGAAGGGGCTTGGCGAGGGCTGAGGACGCACGGCGCTGCGGCGCCGATTTCCGAAACCCCGCGCTTTGGATTTTCGTGCGGATGCCAAGATGCCCGGCTTCCTGGCGCTTGGCCTTGGCGATGGTCGCCACGTCCTGAGCGGTCTTGCCGCCCGGTGCGCGGTGGCAGCAATCGCGGCCAAGGGCCTTTCCGTCATCGATCGTCAGCGGCTTCGTCTTGTCGACGATCAGCGCCTCGGGAATGGTGTGGTCGAACTCGATCGCCTTCCCGGTGATGTTCAATCCACAACCTTCGCACCAGATATTGCCCTGCGCATCGGAAGCGCGCTTGAGCATCTGGGCTTTCTGAGCGCGGGAGAACTCACGCCGCATGGCTGGCCTCCCGGTCGTGGAAGGTCACGCCATTCTGAGCGCCCCAAGCCAGGATGAACTCGATCAGCTCAACCATCTCAGGCACGGACAAGTCAGAGGACGACTGCCCCCAAGGGATGAAGGTCGAGCCGTCAAGCGCGGGGATGAACTGAACCTCCCGGCCGCAGGCGTGCATGAAAAGCACCTTCCACTGGTCGGGAGTGTAGCGACGGCCACCGTGCTCGCACTGACAAGCGACATCTGTCAGGCACGCCCACATCATGGCGTTCTGGTCAGTGGTCCGCTTGGCCTCTTTGAACTCGATCCGCGTTCCCGGCTTAGCCTGCATTGCCCAGCGAGCGGCGCGGCTGCGGTCCATGTCGTCTCGGATCAGGATGAGAGCGCGGGACATCAGCGCGCCTCCCTCGGAAGCTGGCGCCAGTGCTGACGCGCGTCTTCGATTGCGGCTTCCGCCTGATCGGACGGGAGATGCCGCTGAATGTTCGGCTTCTGCTCCGTCATCCACGCCTCAAGAGCGGCCCGGTCGCGGGCCGCCTTGGCGGCGGCGATGTAGGCTTTTGCGAGAGGCGAGAGGATCATGCGGCCTCCTTGCGCTCATAGAGCGCGGTCAGGCTCGCGACCTTCTCGTCCAGTTCAGCCAGGAACTTGCCGACTTCCTCGGTCAGCTCCTTGATCATATCGTCGTTGCGCGCCTCGCGGCAGACGAACAGACGCATGCTGTCGGGCATTCGCGGATCGTAGCTGACGAAGTCGCACCACTGACGGCCCGTGCAGGCCATCTGCCACTGCATCTGCGTCTTGTACTTTGCCGGGATGCTCTGCCCCAGCAGCGTATCGATATGGGTCGCGGTCAGGGGCGCCTTGATCTCGACAAGCCCATCGCTGCCGACAAGCCCATCAGGGCTGGCGCCGCTGTCCGAAATGGTCGGGTGGGAAACGAACCCGACCTGAGTGACCTCGGCATCGGTCAGGAACTCGTATAGCGCACGCGCTTCCGGTTCCTTCTCGGTTCCCCATGCCATGGCTGCGTTGGTGTAGCGCTCGGCCGGCGCGCCGGTCAGGCGCTCAGCGATCAGCTCGGCCATGTAGTTGGCTCGGCTGGCGCCGTACCCGGTCTTGGTCTTGGCGACGACATCAGCGACGCGGGACGCGGTGACTTTACCGACGCGAATGGCCAGCCATTCGGCGCTGCCCTGAACGAGATCATCCACGGCGCTGCTCCTTGCGCTTGAGCATCGCCACGAGGCCATCGAACTTGTCGGCAGCAATCGACTCGATATCGGCGGCCCGGACATAGGTCAGCACGCCGCGATGATCGGAGTTGGTCGCCTCGATCAGCTCGCGCAGGAGCATCGCCTGCTCCTCGGTGATCGTCTGGACATCAGCGCTGCCAGCCTTGCCGCCGTCATCGTCCTCGGACGCCGCCAAGCCGAGAGCCTGAACCAGCGTGTATCGCTGGAGATAGGTCAGCGTGCTACCGATGGCCTGGATGGCGTTCTTGTTGCCGGTGGCGTCAGCGGGGCCGGAAAGCGTCGTCTCCTCGCTGTGCCCATCCTTGTGGGACAAAATGCAGGTGACGTTGATCCGATCGGTCTGCGTGGTTCGGAAGCGATACGAGAGGCCGAACTGGGAGATGATCGGATCAATGACGCTGGCAATGGCCGCGAAGTCAGCATAGCGCTTATCGTTGTGGCCCTTGCGGTTCTTGGCGATAGTCGGGATACCGGCCTTCGCATCTGCCACGGCCTCGTCGAAAGCCTTGCGGGCCTCGCTGGCTTCCCAGCGCTCACGGAGTGCCATCAGCTTCTCCAGCGTCTCGATGCTGGCGCCGCGCTCCAGCGCCATGCTCAGCATCGCAGGAGGCGTCATTGCGACGGCGCGGGAGGGCTGCTCCTGATGGACGGTGAGTGCTGCTTCGGTCATCGGGTGATCCCCTGTTCCATGCGCAGGTTGGCGATGACGATCGCCCGGCGCGTGTCGTGGATGGGCTTGACGGGCTTGTGCTGGCGGCGGGCTTCAGCCTCGGCCTTGCGCAGCGCGACCAGTTCGGGGTTTCGGCGCTCGACGCGGCGGGCGATGACCCAAGCCGCGATGCGCTGAGCTGCCTTGCGAAGCGGGCGCATCACGCGGCCCGCCACAGCGGATAGCGGTTGTCCGGGTGATCCTCGTCGTGGAGCGGATCGCGTTCGTTGTCCGCCATATGCACGTCGTAGGCATTGCGGATCAGCGACTTGTGACCGTGCGTCCGAAAGCGGGGGGCAGTGTCACCCTCGAACCATTCATCGACGACCGTGCGAAGCGTGCCGGTGACCTGCTTCCGCATCGAAATGACATCGATGAGCTTGAAGCTGGCGCCGTCGTCATCGGTCGAGACGTCGAGCAGGAAATCGCCCGTCAGCCACACGCCTTCATGCGTGTCGATCTCGCCGGTTTCGTATTTGAAGGTGGTGGTGGCCATGCCGGCGTCTCCTCTGTTCGTGAGGAGACAGTACGAAATGTACGAATGATGGTCAAGTACGTTTTGTACGATTTCTGAAAAATTCGTACGACCCCTGCCGCGACCTGTCAGCAGGCAAAGAAAAACCCCGCCTGGTGGGGCGGGGTTCGTCGTCGATCGGGCGTTGTGCCTAGCGTCGCTTTCGCGTTTCGTCGATCAGAATCTGGAGCTTCTCGTTCGTGGCATCCAGCCTAGCGTTTGTAACGGCGGCCTGTTTGCTGACCTCAGCCACTGAAACTGCTAGCGCCTGAATCGAGGTCCGCGCCTCTTTCACGTCCGTCTTCAGGTCTTTGATGTCGCCGGTGACGCTGCCGAAAATGACAACGACCAAGCCGCCTATGACAGCAATCGCTGCGGCTAACGCTGTCCCGAACGCACTAACAGCCCAGGTGGGTATTTTCACCTCATCCTCATCAGCAGCGGCCGAAGCGCTAGCGGCTCGCTTGGCTAAGGTCTGGACCGCAGGCTCGACCGCGCTGCGGTTCCTCGATTGAGCATATGGTTCTGTATTGTGGGGCCGCCAAGACGCATTGTCAAAGCGATGCGGTGCCACCCTGTTGGGTATTGATGGCGTCGGCTTGGTCGCAATGTTGATCATTTCCCGTTCGGGTTTGGACCGCCCCTGACCTTAGCTACGCCCTCAGCAGAGACATTCCCTTTGGCGACCAAATCGGCCAAAACCTTCTCGAAAAACACAGCTGTCTCAACGAAACTATCGAGGGGCATTACGACTTGGGCAGCAAGAGACAGCCTATTGTTGCCATCAGACGCGGCATCCGGGTCAGATCGTCCAAGATAGAACTTCACGACGTGCGAAGTTCGGGCCAAGTTCGTCACGGTATCAGCAAAGATTGTCGGGGCCGGGGCCTCCGGGTATATCCCTTTGGTTTCCGGCGTCGGCTCTTGGTCTGCCACAATCAACTCCCCATGTTAACCAAATAGGACAGCGGTCCTAATCCTGACTCCCCCTGTCACCCTCCTGCCGCTACGGTCACCGTGTAGTGAACGAACCATAAACGGTCAGGCAAAGGGGAGAGATATGGACGAGGATACCGAACTCATTCCGCTTTCCGAGCTTTGGAAGAGGCTTTCTCCTGATCAGAAGGAGGAGGCGAAGCGGCAGTTCCGACTTTTATTAGGCTCTCAAAAATCGCCCGAACCGTCTCCAGTTGGCCAGCGTCCCGAAGCCTCTTTTCCCACGAGGCCCAATCGTCGTCGTTAGCCTTTTCTGGGGCATTATTCCCGAACAAGATCCAGCCTGGGTCAACTCCGAAGGCGGCACCGTACTTTTCCGCTGCCTTCCTGGATATATCCCGATTGCCGTTCTCGTTGCTGATAAGCGAGTTGACGTTGATCGATCGGTGAGCGCGCGCAGCCTCGCTAGGGCTGGCAAAGCCCGCCTTCTCTCTGGCCTGAATCAGTCTGTGCCGGGGCAGCTCGGTCATTTCGTACATTTGACGCAAGTGCGTCGTCCATAGTGTACGATTTTGCTTGACCGCATCTCGTACAAAAGGTACGAATTGGGGCATGTCGAACGTCCCAGCCTCCATTTCCAGTCTCATCGACCACTGGCCAACGATTGGCGAGTTCGCCTCTGAGGTCGGCTGCGGCTACGAGGCCGCGCGCCAAATGAGGCGACGCGACAGCATCGCCCCCGAGCATTGGCAGAAGGTCATTTCAGCAGCCAAGAGGCGCGGCATTAGCGGCGTCTCCCTCGGCTGGCTGGCTGAAACCCGCGCCAAGCCCCAATCCCAAGGAGCGGCGGCATGAGCGGCGCACAGCTCCTGAGCGGCATTGAACGCATCGAGCGCCTCCACGAGGAGAAGCGCAACATCGAGGGCGACATCAAGGACATCTACGCCGAGCTGAAAGGCAACGGCTACGACACCAAGGCCATCCGCGAACTCGTGAAGCGCCGGGCGAAAGACCCGTCCGAGCGCTCCGAGTTCGAGGCCATCGTCGATCTCTACGAGCAGGAAATCGCCAACGCCTCGCGTGCACACGCGAGACGCGCGAACGAAGCCGCCTGACCCATCCCCCATCGGAGCATCAATCATGAAGCTTTCGCCTGAGCAGATCGGAACCATCGAAGCGCTCCTGACCCTTCGCGAGAAGGGTGTCACCGACACGGAAATCGGCCGTCGTCTGGAGATGGGGAAGTACGGCCAGCAGTACGTCGGCGGCGCCTTCGCCACTCTGACGGCTCTCGGCTTCCCGGTTCGACAGGTCGGCAGGGGTGGCAACAATCGTAAGCCTGCGGCGAAAGCGATCAAGCCGGCTGCACGAAGCCGCGGTGCGGCGAAGTCTTCGACCCGACAGCCCCGCGTCTTCCTCACCGCCGACCAGTGGCAAGATCGCCTGAGCGCAATGGGGCATTGACATGCCCACGTTCCTCATTCCCCCGACCCTCATCACTGCGATCATCTTCGTAGGCTTCGCTCTGACGAGGCTTCCATGACGATAGCCGAGCGCATTTACGGCGCTGCTGTCTCTCTCTTCGCGGCGGGCGTGGTCGCCTTCTACCTGCATAGGCTTTTCGAGGTGCGGTGATGGGTGATCGCGCTCTTTCACAGCTCAGCCCCGAGGAATTCGACATCGTTATCGATGGTCGCCGCAGGGCGCGCATGGAGGCCATCGATGCCTTGTCGCCAGAGCATCGCGAGCTTGTCCACGACTATGGATACAATGTCGTTCGGGCCTGCATGGACTGCGGCGCAACGAAGCCGAAGCACATCCGGCACATCGTCGAGACGGTCCTCAACGAGTTCAGCCCGACGCGCGGCTCCTATGCCTCGCAGGGCGTGAGGGCCATTCGATGATGGCGCTCTCATTCTGACCCGTGGTCGAGCGCGTGCTCGTAAATTTCCACGGTAGGGCGGCGAGCTGCGCGGCTGGTTATTCGGCCGCTGGGTGCACCCCAGCTCGTCGTCCGATCCTTCCTCGCGTGGTCCTTACTCCCCAGCCGCTGCGCGAGTGGCGGGGCGGCGTCCTCCCCCGCCGCCTCGCCTGTCTTTTCCTCCATCGTGACGCGCACGTTCGCCAAAACCCGCGCCACGATGTCTCCAAGCCGCTCCATGAGCCGTCCTCCTGTCCTCAGACAGGAGCACGTCATGAAGAGCACCGTCCGCCGGGATTCCCGGCTTTCCATGCCTACGGAGTACAGCGACATGGGTAGCGTCGCATCAATCGCTGCGTTCTCGCGCAGCCTGATCAAGCGTGAGCAATTGCGGTCAGGCGGAGATGCCGAAACCGCCATTCGCCGGGTAGCCAACCGTATCAAGGTTGGCCCTGGCACCATCGCCAACCTCGTCCGCAACCGCGTCAAGACGATCTGCTTCGACATGGCTCGACGCATCGTCAATGCGGCCATCACCGACATCGAGAACGAAAAGAAGGCGCTCGAAAATGAGCATCAAGCCCTTGTGGCATTGGGCCATCACGCGGACCCGTCTGCTCTGGCTTCGGTGGAGCAGGGCCTTGCCATCGTCCGTGAAGGACTGGCGCGGATGAGGGGGCAGTCATGAGCCTCGCATCCCCCATCGAATACACCGACGTGGAGCAGATGAGGGCGGATTACGCCGAACGCCGTCGCCGGTTTTTCCACAAGCCGAATATCGTCTCGCTTGAGGCCGTGCGTCGTGACGTTTCGGCGCCGGTTCAAGAGGTTGCGCCTGAAGCCTCAAACGACCCCGTCGTGGAAATCCCCAACTTCCTTTCGCTCCGCGACAGGTGCCGGGACTGGGTCGACCTGACCAGCAAGGGCGCGCTCAAGCCGGCCGATTCCACCATCGTCATGCGGATCGTCGTCGATCAACTCGGCATCAGCAAACGCGACATCATCAGCGAGCGCCGGACTGCCGAAGTCATGCGCCCTCGGATGATCGCCTGCTGGCTCATGCGCAAGGCCACGACGATGTCGCTGCCGATGATCGGGCGGAAGATCGGCCGGCGCGACCACACCACTGTGCTCAACGCCTGCCGCAAGATCGACAGGCTCCGCGAGCGTGAAGAGGGCCTCCGCGCTCTCACCGATCAGCTTCTCACCATGGTCGAAGAGGAGATCGCCTCATGCGAGGATTGATCCCTTATGCGGGATCTGAGCGCCCGCGCATCATCAGCCTGGACATGGCTCGTCCGAGTATGGCGGCCATGTATGCCCCGCCGCTGGCAACCACGCTTAGCGACGCTCGGCAGGATGATGCGCTGCGCCTGTTCCGAAGCGGCCTCGACACAGTCGATATCGCCCGCAAGCTCCAGTGTACGCAGGCTGCCGCAGCCAATGGGCTGTACGAAGCCCGTGAGCGGGAGCGCGGCCAATGAAGGTCGTGCAGCTCGATCTTCCGCTCCCCGTCTCCGCCAACCGCATCTGGCGGACGACGAAGACCGGCCGAACCTATCTCAACCCGGAATACAAGGATTGGCGGAAGGCCGCGCTGACGAGCCTGTGGACGCAGAAGCCGGCCGGGGGCTTCCCGTACTTCTCGGGGGCCTTTGATGCCCAGATCACCGTCGCGCTCAAGATGCGCGGCGATATCGACAACCGAATTAAGCCGTTGCTCGATTTTCTGGCCTCTGCCGGCATCATCGAGAACGACAAGCACGCCCATGGCGCCAGCATCACGCGATCTGCCGACGTCCGCGCCGGCATGTGCCGCGTCCACGTCTACGAGACGAAGGAGGCGGCATGATCTGGCCCTTCGGGGATTTCCGTCCCTTCTCCTTCGATCTCGCTGTGATCGATCCGCCGTGGCATTTCGATCTTCGCTCAGCCAAGGGCGATGCGAAGAGCCCGCAGGCGCAGTATTTGACCATGTCCCTTGCGGACGTGAAGGCGTTGCCCGTTGGTGACCTCCTAGCGCCGGGCGGAATCGCTATCCTCTGGACGACATGGCCGCTCGTCGCTATCGGCGCTCATGCCGATGTCGTCAGGGCATGGGGCCTGAAGCCTGTCACGGGAGGCGGATGGGCAAAGCGCACCGTCAACGGCAAGCTGCGCTGGGGGCCGGGCTACATCGCTCGCACTGTGCACGAGCCGTACATCATCGCGAGCCTGCCCGATGCTGACTGGCGCGGCGCGTCATTTCCGAATCTCGTCGAGACGCTGGAAAGCCTTTCACTCGACGGGCTCGCGCGGGAACACAGCCGCAAGCCAGAGGAATTCTACGGGCTTGTCGAGCGCGCCTATCCCGAGGCGCGACGGATCGACGTGTTCGCACGCCAGTCACGTGAAGGCTGGTCCACCTGGGGAAACGAGGCGACGAAATTCGACGAGGAGGCCGCCTGATGGCCCGCATTCGCTCGATACACCCCGGCCTGTTCACCGACGAAGCTTTCATGTCGGCGTCGGCTCACGCGCGCCTGCTCATTATCGGTATCTGGACCGAGGCATGGGACGATGGCGTGTTCGAGTGGAAACCCCTGACGCTCAAGGCCAAGCTGTTCCCGGTCGATTCCGTGGATATGGCTGTGCTCCTCGACGAGCTGGTTTCATTAGACTTCATTAGATCGTTCGAGGCCGGCAAGCGGTACGGCGCGGTACGGAACTTCCAGAAGTACCAGCGCCCCAAAAAGCCGAACAGTTCCGGGGTTCTCCCCTCTGACCTGCATGAATACGTCCATGTGGTTCCGAACCAGTTCCCCACCATTTCGGAAAAGTCTCCGCAGATGGAGGATGGAGGAGGAAGGGAAGGAGAAGAGGAAGACGATGCTGCTAGCGCAGCATCTAGCGCGAGCGCGCCTGTTTTGGATTTGAATGAGGCAGAAAGGCGCTGCTGCGAGGCCGCAGGCTCCGATCGCTTGGGGTCATTCGCGCCGATCGTCGAGCTTCTTCATCGCCAAGCAGATCTTGAACACGACATCCTGCCGGTAGTGCGCTCTCGCCCCGCCCCGAAGAACGGCATCCAGTCGTGGCGCTACTACGTCCCGGTCATCTCGGAAGCGATGGCCAAGCGCGCGCCACCTGTCGCAGCGAGCGGTCCGCCGAAGGTCTTCGTCGCCAAGGACACGCCCGAATGGGCTGAGCGCGTCGCTGCCGGCCACAAGCCCGGCATGGTCACCCAGGATCCGAAGACGAAGGCCGAAGGCTGGTACTTCACGTCCAAATCCACCCACAACAAGGGAGAGCGCGCGGCATGAGTGACCCTTGGCGCAAACAGCAAGTTCCTACGATCACGGCTGGCGGGACCGGTCTGACGATGAGCATTCCATCTGACACGAGCACGCGCGCCTGCAACTGCATCGGTCCTCAGCGTGGCGAGCCCTACTGCCCTTGCCGGATGCGGGGCGTCATCCAGCGCGACGGTCGGTGGATCGAGCCAGAGCGCGACCTCGGCCCGGTTCGGAGCGACGATCGCTTGCTCGACCTGCTCCGCAATCTCCCAGCCGATTTCAGCGATGACGGGAATTGCTGCGCGGGGAAACTCGCGGATGCCACCCCAAAATCCAACCCCAGAGGGCAGTAGCATGAGCGCAGGTCAGGACGCTTACAATCGCAGCCGCTACGAGCAGGCCCGGAAAGACCTCAGGGCGGAAATCGAAGTCGAGCTTCGAGAGGAGTTCGAGGCACAGGCGCCTGTGAAGCTCATCGAGCTTGCCGAGCGCTTCGTCATCGCAGTGGAAGCCATCGCCCGAGCCAAGGGCGTTCCTGCCCAAGAGCCCACCCCATGAACGCTGAAACAAGGGCGAAGGAGATCGTGCAGGAGCTTTGCAAGCCGCTCGATGGAGGCAGACCCTTTCTCGAAACGCCGCATCGCAAGCTCATGGCCGAAATCATCGCCACCGCCATCCGCCAGGCAGAGAACGACAAGCTGGAGGAGGCGGCGGATGCCGCGACGAAGTTTCTCGTAGGAGATCCGTTCAACGGGGTTCCGTTGCGCAGCCCCGGCCCGCACGAGATTGCCGCCCACATTCGCTCCCTCAAGCTCAAGGACTGAACCATGGCGAAGGCAGGAGCCCGCAGGCGCGAAGGCGTGAGGCGTTACCAGAAGTCAGGAGCCATCGTCCGCGCTGATCGCGGCGAGCGCCCCGACAAGATCATCGCGGTTGCTCTTGCCCAGCCTCACAGGCGCGGCAATCAATCTCCCATGGCCGGGTATGCCTTCGGCCGGCTCTTCCTCGGAGGTATGATCGACCAGCGCCAGTTCGACGCAGCAGAGACGTTCACGCGCCGCGCCGTCCGCTACCACGCGGTCATCACGAACAGCCTTCCGCGCTTCCCCAGCCTCGCGGCTGAGATGGTCGCCAGCAGCACGGGCAGCGGCGCCGATCTCGACGACGAGACGATCGGGCGTATTCGGTCGGACTATGGCGAGCTGCAAGACGCATTGGCTGATGCCGGCATGCACTACGATGGCAACGCGGTCCTCATGCGGGTTTGCGTGATGGATCGTGATATCGAAGGTCATGCAGCCATGGGCGTTTTCCGCTGCGCGCTCAATGTGGTCGCCAACCGCCTCAGATTATAAGGTGCACGTATGCCGTTGAAGAATATGTTGGGCCTGCGATTTGGCCGCCTTCTTGTTTCGTCACAAGCGCCCTCCATTGGCAGGGATGCTGTATGGCTATGTGTATGTGACTGTGGGGCTGAAACTAAGGTTAGAGGTCGCTGTCTACGATCCGGCGAAACGCAGAGCTGCGGCTGTTACGGGAGACAGAGCGCAACTCGCGCAGTTACGAAGCATGCCATGCGCGGTAAGCCAGAGTACGCCATTTGGTGCGGTATGAAAGCCCGCTGCCATAATGAGAAAAATCCTGCGTATCCGAGGTATGGCGGGAGGGGGATAAAAGTTTGCCCCGAATGGCAATCGTTCGAGACCTTCTATGCTGACATGGGGGATCGTCCGTCTGAGGCGCACTCTCTCGACCGAGTTGACACCAACGAAGGGTATTCAAGACAGAATTGCCGGTGGGCGACCGCAACGCAGCAAGCCCGCAACACCAGGCGGAACCTCATCCTTACCGTTGACAGTGAGAGCCATCCTATCAGCGTTTGGGCAGAGCTGACCGGCATCAAGTATGGGACACTCATCTCAAGATTTAAGCGAGGATGGGACCCGAGCAAGATCGTATCATCGCGAACAGGATGAGGCTGTGATGCCAGATGGCAGGCATTGACGAGATTCCTGCCATGCCCTATCCTGATATGCAGAGTGAGAGATTTGCGCCCGGAGCCCCAAAGGCTGCCGGGCTTTTTGTTGCAGAGAGCCCGATGGCGCAGCGTGGTCGCAAGCCTGGCTTTGTGATGTCCGACGAACACCGGACTAAAATCGCAAACAGCCAAATCCTCAAAGCCTTAGTCGAGCACGTCGAAGGCAAGCGAGAGATGTCCGCTTCGCAGGTCAGTGCTGGCCTCGGCTTGCTGCGAAAGGTCATGCCCGATCTGACCGCTGTCGAGATGAGTGGCGAAGTTGCAGTCACAAACGACGTTAGCGAAAAACCCCTCTCCGAACAGGAATGGGCTGAACAGCAGAGCGCGTTCCCTCACTAGAATCGTCTGGGCTCCGCAAGCGGGGCCGCAAGCTGCTTTCGTCCAATGCCCCGTGTTCGAGGTCTGCTACGGCGGCGCGCGCGGCGGCGGCAAGACCGACGCAGCGCTGGGTGAATGGGCGGTCCATGCAAAGCGCTACGGCGCCGATGCCAAGGGGCTGTTCGTTCGACGCACCCTGATTGCGCTCGGCCCTACGATTGAGCGAGCGAAGAGGATCTACAAGCCGCTCGGTGCGGTCTGGCAGGAGCAGAAGAGCCGCTTCGTCTGGCCGAATGGCGCAATCCTGTATTTCCGCTACCTGGAGCGCGACGCGGACGCGGACAACTATCAGGGCCACGACTACACGCGGGTCTATGTCGAGGAGCTGACGCAGTTCCCCGATCCTGGCCCGCTCGACAAGCTCAAGGCGACGCTGCGGTCTGCTGCGGGCGTCCCGACCGGCTTCCGGGCGACGTGCAATCCTGGCGGACCTGGCCACACATGGGTCAAGGACCGATACATCGATGCGGGCGCCTATCGCATCGTCAAAGAGACATTCACTAACCCCTTCAACGGGCAGGAGATCGAAAGCAGCCGCGTCTTCATCCCGGCCAAGCTCTCGGACAATCCCGAGCTGCTGAACAACGACCCTCGCTATGTCGCCAACCTGTTCAAGGCGGGCTCGGCCGCTCTGGTCAAGGCATGGCTTGAAGGCGACTGGGATGTTGTTGAAGGCGCTTTCTTCGATTGCTGGCAGAGCGCCAAGCATGTCGTCTCGCCCTTCCCGATTCCGAAGGACTGGCTGAAGTTCCGGTCGTTCGATTGGGGCTCGGCTGCGCCCTTCAGTGTCGGTTGGTGGGCAGTCGCGACAGACGACTATCGCGGCATCCCACGCGGTGCCCTGGTTCGCTACCGCGAATGGTACGGAGCCTCGGCGCCCGGCAAGGGCCTGAAGCTGACCACGGAGGAAGTCGCGCGAGGCATTCTCAGCCGCGACGATGGCGAGACGTTCGCCTATTCGGTGGCTGACCCGGCCATCTTCGCGGAGGACGGCGGCCCATCCCGAGCCGAGGTGTTCGGGCGGCATCAGGTCTATTTCAAGCCGGCTGACAACAAACGCGTCACTGGCAACGGGGCCATGGGCGGCTGGGACGAGATGCGCCAGCGGCTGAAGGGCAAGGACGACGTCCCGATGCTCTTCGTGTTCGACACATGCCGCGACTTCATCCGCACCGTGCCGAGTCTGCCACACGATCCTAACCGGCCGGAAGACATCGACACGAGCGCAGAGGACCACGTCGCTGACGAGGCTCGCTACGCCTGCATGAGCCGCCCCTGGACGCCAGAGGTCAGGCCAAAAGATAAGCCCCGCCGCAGTCGCTACGACCGCGATGACGACGACGGCGAGGATAGCTGGAAAGTGGTTTAGCCCATGGCCGCACAGAACGTTGCGACCATCCTGGAGTTTCGACCGTCAGGCCGAGGCTTCGAGATGGAGCGCGAGCGCGACGACGATCTGCCGACTGCGGCCCAACTCGTCGATATGTTCGAGGCGAGCGAGGACGCGAGCTATGAGGCGCGCCAGCTTGCCGAGCGTGACCGGGATTACGTCGACAACATTCAGCTGACAGCAGAGGAAAAGGCGGCTCTTCGCAAGCGCAAGCAGCCCGAGATCATCATCAACCGCATCAAGCGGAAGGTGGACTTCCTCAAGGGCTACGAGATGGCGCAGAGGGTTGACCCCCGCGCTCTGCCTCGAACCCCGCGCCACGAGCAGGACGCGGAGGGCGTTGAGCAGGCCCTGCGCTATGTCGCTGACGACCAGCGCTTTGATCACAAGCGCTCGCAAGTCTGGGACAACCTGCTGGTCGAGGGTGCCGGCGGCTATCGCGTCGCGGTCAAGGAAACGAACTACGGCATAGACATCACGATCGACCGCGTTCCGTGGGATCGGATGTTCTACGACCCGCATTCGAGCGAGGCTGACTTCTCGGATGCTCGCTATGTCGGTCTGGTCAAGTGGATGGACTACGACGAGGCGAAGCGTCTCTATCCCGACGCCGTCGATGCGCTGACCGATACGCTTAACCAGTCGAGCGTCAGCGACACCTTCGACGACAAGCCGCGCTGGAAGGTCTGGGCTGACAAGAAGCGCCGCCGCGTTCGCATCTGCCAGATCTGGATGCTGCGCGGCGAGGAGTGGTGGTTCGCCGAATACACCAAGGGCGGCATTCTGCGTGAGGGAGAATCACCCTACCGCACGGACAAGGATGAGAGCGACTGCGAGCTGATCTTCGGCTCGGCCTACGTGAACCGCGACAATGACCGCTACGGCATCGTTCGCGAGATGATCGGGCCGCAGGACGAGATCAACAAGCGTCGCTCGAAAGCTCTGCATCTCCTGAACGTCAACCAGACGACGATGGAGAAGGGCGCGGTCGATAATGTCGAGACGTATCGCCGGGAGGCGGCACGGCCGGACGGCGTGAAGCAGGTCAACCCTGGCTTCTTCGAGAAGGTCCGAGACGATACGCGGCTCGATCTCGCGCAAGGCCATCTGAACTTGCTTCAGGAGGCGAAGAACGAAATCGACATGATGGCCGGCAACATCGCGTTGCAGGGCAATGCGCTTCAGAAGAGCGCGGCGTCGGGCAAGGCGATCATCGCGAGCCAGCAGGGCGGTGCGATGGAGATCGCGCCCATCATGGATTCGCTGCGCGATCTGGATACCCGCGTCTATCGCGCCGTCTGGTATCGCATCCGCCAATTCTGGACTGCTGAGAAGTGGGTTCGCGTCACTGACGACGAGCGCAACATCAAATGGCTCGGCCTCAACGTCGATCCGCAGCGCCTGGAGATGGCGATGCAGGTCGATCCGAGCTTGCAGCAGCGTGTCGCGGGCGCAGTCGGCAACATCGCTCAGCTCGACTGCGACATCATCATTGACGACGCGCCGGACGGCCTGACGCCGCAGCTTGAGCAGTTCCAGTCCCTCGTCGAGCTGAAGAAAATGGACGCGAACGGTGAACTGCCGTTCCGCGCCATCGTCAAGGCGATGCCGAACCTGAAGAACAAGGAGCAGGTGCTGGCCGAGATGGATCAGGCCGGCCAAGGTCCGAATGCGGAGCAGCTTGCAGCCGCACAGCAGATGCAGATCCAGCAGATGCTGGCGGTGAAGCAGGCCGAGAACAACGTAATGCTGGAGGCTGAGCAGCGGAAAGCTCAGATCAGTGTCGAGACGAAGCGGCAGGAGTCGCTGATCGATATCGAACAGCATCGCGCTGAGGCGGAGATCGATGCTCAGGTCAAGCTGGACGAGGCCAGTCAGGATCAGGAGCGCGAGGTCGATACCGTCCGCAAGAAAGCGGACGCGGATGGGTCAACCGCAATTGCCGGCGCGCTTGAGACACTCGTTCAGAGCACCATCCAATCCAATGCGATGATAGCGGACGCAGTCAGGCAGATGTCGGCGGCCTCGTCTGCCCCGAAACGCATTGTTCGCGGCCCTGACGGTCGCGCCGTTGGCGTCGAGCCCGCCATCTAAGGAGCCGACATGGCAAGCTACAACAAGTTCAATCAGTTCACGAAAGACCTGATCGACGGCGTCCACGACTTCGACGCGCACACGTTCAAGGTCATGCTCACCAACACGGCTCCGGTGAACACGAACACGGTCAAGGCCAACCTGACCGAGATCAGCGCGGGCAACGGCTATACGGCTGGCGGCACGGCGACGACCATCTCCACCAGCACGTCGTCTGGCACGGCTAAGGTCACCGGCACGGACGTGGTGTTTACGGCTGCTGGCGGTTCGATCGGCCCGCTTCGCTATGCGGTGCTCTACAATGACAGCCCCACGTCCCCGGCTGACCCGCTCATCGGCTGGTGGGACTACGGCTCGTCGATCACGCTGGCGGACACCGAAACGCTGACAGTCGACTTCGACGGTACGAACGGCATCCTCACCGTCGCGTGATCGTGGGGTAGGCCATGGCGACGACATGGAACCCGTCTGACAAGACCGCTGGCGTAACGCTATCGGGCGGGAACAACATTGCGACGGGCTCCGTCAACAATGACGGGGTTAGAGCGACCAACCCGTTTACCGCCAAGACCTATTGCGAAATCAAGGTCGGTTCGGCAGACGCAGCCCCCGGCCTTGGCACACTTGGGTACGTCTTCGGCTCCTCAAACGGCAACCCGGCGTATGCGCTGCTTGACTTGGGCGGCGGCTCGGTCGAGCTCTACAACCTAGACACCTTCGCCGTTGTCGCATCGTGGACAGGTTCTCTAGCCGCCAACGATGTCTTGGGCTTTGCGGTCGATGGTACGCGACTGGATGTCACCCAGAACAACGTTGCGCGCATTACCAACGCGACGATTGCGGCAGGCACATACTATCCGCTGACGCTGTTTGCTGCTGCGGCCACATCCACTCTCCAAGCCGACACCACCACCTACAGCCCGCCAAGCGGCTATACGATCATCGGGGGCGGTGGAGGCGGTTCAACCTACACCCTAACCGCCGATCGCGGCATCTACACGCAGACCGGCGGCGTTGTCGATTTCCCTAACCTCGTCTCAAAGGCAGCGTACAAGGGCGCTGCAAACGGCACGACGACTGCAACCATCCCGTCGCACGTCTCTGGGGATCTGCTCATCGCCTTCGCCTTCCGCGATGGCTCTACGACGCAACCGACACTGCCTGCTGGCTGGACCAGCATCAGGACGCAGGCAGGGACGACCTGTTGCGGGCGCTGGGCGTGGAAGCGTGCGGCGAGCAGCTCGGAAACGTCTGGCACTTGGACCAACGCCAGCGCCCTTGAGATTGCCGTCTATTCGGGCGTCGATCGTGTCGGCGCGTCTGCATCTCAGGCTGGGACGGTGGCGACCGTTACCTGGCCGGCTCTTTCGATGGAGTTTGGTAATAGCTGGGTATTAGCCAGTGCTGGCCATCGCTCAGTCAACACCACGCTTGAGACGCCGCCAACCGGGCTGACCTTCCGCGATGGGCGAGTCGATGCGACGGCCGAGGCAGCGGCATTCGATACCGATGGGCTGGTTACGAGCTTCGGCTCTGTGGCGCGCAATGTCGGCGGCACGGCATCGGGCTGGGTTGCGGGCTCGGTCGAGCTGGTTCCGCAATGGGGCGGTGCGGCTGGAGCGGCATCGTACACGCTCGTCGCTGATCGTGGCACGTTCACCTATTCCGGGGTTGCTGCGGGCCTGAGGACAGCCCGCAAGCTTGTATCGGCTCTAGGCACCTACGCGCTGACGGGACAGGCTGCCGGGCTCAAGCGTGGCCTGCGGATTGTCTCGAACCAGGGGAGTTACAGCCTCACCGGCAATGCGGCCGGGGTGGTGGCGGCGCGAAAGCTCGCGGCATCTCAGGGCTCGTACAGCCTGACGGGCATCGCTGCGACGCTGACCTATACGCCGGCAGCGGCGGCTTACACGCTCACGGCCGATGCGGGGTCGTACACGCTCACGGGTCGAGCGGCGGGCCTCATCGCCACGCGGGTTCTTGTCGCTTCGCCTGGGAGTTTCGTTCTCTCGGGAAGCCAAGCCGCCCTTTCTACAGCGCGCCGGCTTACGGCACAGCAAGGCGGGTATACGCTCACCGGAATCTCTGCCGGGTTCAATGGCCAGAGGCTGCTGACTGCGGCGTCGGGCTCGTATTCGGTCACCGGGCGGGCGGCAACGCTCACTTACACGCCTGCGGTCGCGAATTACGTCCTGACGGCTGAAACTGGAGTCTACACCGTCACGGGGCGAGATGCGGGGCTTCGCCGCTCTGCTGGCCACCTTCACGGGCGCCTCGTACGCGGTCGCCGCGTAGGCCGGCTCGACGAGGAGTTCTACCATCAGCTGGAAGCCCAGCAGGCAAGGGTCGAGGCCAGAGCGCAGGCGCTGATCACACGCGAGGCTTTACCGCCTCGTGTCGATGAAATCCTCCAGAGGTACAGCCCGCAACAAGCTGCTGCCGAACTGGCTGCGAGACGGGCCGAGATGGCCACGCACGCATTTCTGGAGCGGCGCGCGGAAGAGAGACGACAGGCCGAGCGCCAGGCTGCCGAGATCATGGCCGCCATCGAATTGCAGAGGATTGCTCAGGAACGCGAGGAAGAGGACGCCATCGAGGCGCTTCTGCTCGCAGCCTGAACATAGCCGTCGCCGGGCTCAAACGGGCGCCAGAGGCTAGTCCCACCTCACTAACGGGATGTGGTCGCCGCACAGCGGGCGTTTCGTGATCCTCACGCCAAGGAAATCTGATGTCCACCGAACTGGAGAATATCCTCTCCGGTCAGGGCGCTGTTGCGCCTGCGCCGGAAACCCGCCCCGAACCGCAGCCTGAGCAGCCGGCCGAGCCGCAAGCAAACGCCGAACCTGCTTTCGAAGGCGATCTGCCGGCAGACGAGAACGCTACCGTTTCCGTCAAGGCCGTCATTGCAGAACGCGAGAAAGGCAAGAAGCGCTACACCGAGGCCGTCGAGTCCTTTGAAAAGAGGATGTCGGAGCAGGCGCAGCAATTCGAAGCGCGGTTTAACCAGCTGTTCGCGCAGCTCGCCCCCAAGCCGGCCCAGCCGGAACCGGAGCAGGCGCCCGATATCTGGACCGACCCCGACGCCTATCTTCAGCGCGGGGTTCAGCAGGCCGTCAGCCCTGTCATGGGGCAGTTGAAGGCCATGCAGCGCGGGATGGCGGATATGATGTTCCGCGACAAGCCGGGGCTCGTCGGGGAGGCTGAAAAGGCCTTCAACGACGCGGCGAACGCGGGCCGCCTTTCGAGGGAATTCATCCAGCAAGTCAATAGCAGCGAAAACCCTTGGGTCGCCGCTGTCGAGTGGCATCAGCAGCAAACCGTCATGGCCGAAATCGGCTCCGATCCCGCAGCCTACAAGCAGAAGCTGCGCGACGAGCTGAAGGCGGAACTCATGGCCGAATTCCAGCAGGGCCAGCAGCCCGGCGCACAGCGCGCCGCCCCTGTCATGCCCGGCAATTTCGCCACCGGACGGAACGTCGGCGCCCGCACGGGACCGGCCTACTCCGGGCCTCCTGCATTAGACGACATCCTCGGCCAGCGCCGTTAAGCCCCGCCTTCGAGCGGGGTTTTTTATTGCGCGGAACCGGGCGTCGTCCCTCCCGAAGGGATAGCCTACAATGGCTGACACTCGCGCAAATCCGAATCTCACCCCCGAGATTTGGGACGATCAGTTCTTCACCGAGTACCTCACCGAGAACCGCTACGCGGGCGAGATGGGGACGAGTGAAAACTCGATCATCCAGGTCAAGGAAGACCTGACCAAGAAGAAGGGCGACCGCGTCAACTTCGCGCTCGTCAACAAGCTCACACAGGACGCGGTCACCGGCCGCGCCGTGATGGAGGGCAACGAAGAGGACATGGCCACTCGCTCGTTTGAGCTGGCCGTCGACAAGCGCCGCAATGCGGTGCGCGTGGCTGAGATCGACGAGCAGTATTCGGCGATTTCCCTGCGCCAGGCCGGCAAGTTCGTCCTGAAAGAGTGGGCCATGAAGGACACTGAGCGCCTGATCTCGCGCGGCCTCGGCGTCATGGGCGGCATTCCGATGACTGCCGCTGCCGTTGGCCTTGCCGGCAACCAGACTGCGCTCGATGCGTGGCTCGTCGACAATGCCGATCGCGTCTTCTTCGGCAATAGCGCCTACACCGCTGGAACCGATCTTTCGGCCGGCCTCGCCACGCTGTCGTCCGGCACCGCTGCGGAGCGTCTGACCATCGACAATATCGATGCGATGAAGTTCCAGGCGATCAACCGGGCGAACCCGAAGATCCGTCCGATCCGCGTCGAGCAGAACGGCCGGCACTACTTCATCCTCTACGCTCACCCGCTCGCTTTCCGCGACCTGAAGGCTGACTCGGCTATCCGCCAGGCTCAGCGCGAAGTCTCGCTGGAGATGGAGAACAACCGCCTGTTCAAGGGCGGCGATCTTCTCTGGAACGGCGTGATCATCAAGGAAGCCCACGACCTCTACGACTACTCGACGCTCACCGGCCTCGGTGAATCGGGTACGACGACGGTCGTTCCGGCATTCCTGTGCGGCGCGCAGGCGGTTGCCATCGCCTATGCCCGCCGCTGGCGTTCGAAGACCGAGGAGTTCGACTACGGCGACAAGTACGGCGTCGAAACCTCGGCGATCTACGGCGTGGACAAGATCGTCTTCGGCTCGGGCGCGGCTGACCGCGACGACCTGAAGGACAATGGCGTCCTCACCGGCTTCTTCGCCTCGTCCACGGCCGCGTAAGGAGGGCTGAACAATGGCAACTTTCACCGCAACTCGCGCGGCCTCCACCTTCCCGGTCGCCAAGGGGCCGGGCGGCGGCGCTCTCGCTGTCGCCTATGGCCAGCTCGAAGTCTCGGCCAATCCGGTCGCATCCGATGTCTACGAAATGTGCCGTGTCCCCAAGGGCGCGGTCGTCGTCGGCGGCTGGATTCGCTCGGACGACCTCGACACCAACGCCACCGAGACGCTCGATCTCGATGTGGGTTGGGCGGCCAACGGCGTCGATGCGGCTGACCCGGACGGGTTCGGCAATCTCGGTGTCATGACGACGGATACCGTCGCGGGCGTGAAGCCCGAGGCGGGCTACAACTTCCCGTTCGGCGGCGTCCTGACCACGGACGGACCGAAGGCCTTCGGGGCCGAGACGATCATCACGGTCAACTGCGTTGCCACCGCCGCGACCTTCGCGGCCGGCACGCTGTCCTGCGTGGTCTACTACACCGTCCCCTGATCGGGCGGGCATTCACGATGAACGAGGCGGGCGCTCCGGTGCCCGCCTTTTCTCATTTCAGGAGCAAGCACATGGCGAAGTTTCGCTTCATCGGCGATCCGCGCGCGAATGGTCATGGCCCCGACGAGCAGGAGCTTTTCGGCGTCGTGTTCAGCCGCTCGGACTGGACCGAGGTTTCTGACGAAGTGGCTGAGAAGGCCGCGCGTCACTCTCACCTTGAGCAGAAGACCGAACGCGCTCGGAAGGCCAAGGACGACGCGCCCGAAGGCGAAGGCGCCTGACCATGCCGAAAACCCGCGACGAACTGGTGAAAAAGGCGATCTCCCTGCTTCAGCAGGCGGGCGCGGGCGAGGCTATCGATCAGGAGGATTACGCGACCTTCGACGAGGCAGTTGATCCGATCCTGGCAGAACTGTCAGAGGCCGAGGTGGTCACGGTTGGCGATGTCGATGCGATCGACGATGCGATTTTCCTGCCTCTTGCCCGCATCCTCATGAACGAGGTTGGCGAGGATTTCGGCCGACCGACCGATCCCGATTTTCGGCTGGAATGCGAGGCTCGGATCGCTCGCGCGGTGTCGGGCGGGCCGCTCTATACGACGCTTGCGGTGGACTACTTCTAGCCATGGTAAGTGTGCCGTTCCCCACCTCATCCGCCAAGGGTCGCATTGCGGAGAGCGGCGGGCGTTTGATCAACGCGTACTCCGAAAAACTCGGGGACGGCCGGGTCAAGCTCAGCCGCGTGCCGGGTGTGCGGTCGATTGTGGAAGCGGCGACCGGCTCGCACTGCCGGGGCGCCATCGAGATCAACGGGATCGTTCTGGCCGCGCTCGATGAGCGGCTGGTGACGATCACGGAAAGCGGCGGAACGTTCACCGTCAACGACATCGGCGCTTTCGCCGGCACGGAGACGGTCTATTTCGCCCGCAACAACAAGAGCCCCACGCCTGACATCGTCGCGGTGACGGACGGCACGGCCTTCGTGGTCAACACGACGACCGGCGCCTCGACCTATCCCGATTCCGATGTCGGCTCTCCTAATTCGGTCTGCTTCCTCGGCGGCTATTTCATCTTCAGCTACGGCAACGCTCGCATGCGGGCGTCCGGCCTGAACGATACGACCATCAACACGCTGGATACCGCCTTTGCGGAGAGCAAGCCTGACGGCCTCCTGCGGGTCGTGGCGCTTGGCAAGAACCTGTACGCCTGCGGGCCTCAAACCATCGAGATTTGGCCGAACACCGGCAACGCTACGGGCTTCCCGTTCTCGTATCTCGGCACCATCGCACGCGGCATTGCCGGGCCTGATGCCATCGCGGGCTACGAGAACGATTTCTCGAATGTCCTGATCTTCGCCGGCAGTGACAATGTCGTCTATCGCATCAACGGCAACATCGCTGAGCCGATCTCAAGCCCGTCCGTCTCGAAGGACCTTCAGCGGCTAGGTGACAAGAGCAGCCTGCGCGCGGTCGTCTACGAGCATGAGGGGCATTCGGTCTGGTGCCTATCCTGTGCTGACTGGACGTGGTGCTTCGATGTGTCCATCGGCTCCTGGTTCGAGCGCAAAAGCTACAGTCGCGATAGCTGGCGCGTCTCTGCTTCGGTGAAGTGCTTCGGCTCCTGGGTGATGGGCGACAGCCTGACCGGCAAGTTCGGCGTCGTCGATCCTGACTATGGCTACGAATACGGCGACCCGCTGGCGCTGCGGATCACGTCCTCGACGATGTCCGGCTTCCCGGCTCGCGCGGTGATGTCACGGCTCGACCTCGACATCATGAGCGGCGTGGGTTCGGCGGCTGGCGCGGACCCTATCGAGACAGCGCCTCGGGTGCGCATGTCGGTGTCCCGCGACGGCGGCGTGACCTTCGGAAACTATCGCGAAGCCGAGATCGGCCGGCAGGGCAAGTATCGACAGGGCGTTCGCTTCAACCGGCTGGGGACGGCCTCGGCCAAAGGCGCGCAGATCCAGTTGGATTACAGCGACCCGCCTCCGTTCACGCTGTTTTCCGGTGAGCTGCGCGTGGAGCCCAGAGCCTGATGGCCAAGAAGCTCAGACCCCTCCCAGACATGGGTGATCGGGCCGTGCAGATGCCGGCCGGCGTCCTCGACCCTGAGTATTACCTGACGCTGAAAATGGCGCTGGAAGTCGTGGCTGAGCAGGCCGCGCAAATCGAAACTCTGCGTGTCGCTCTGAACGAGACGCGCACCGATCCCACGACGGTTTACCCCGTCATCCCGGCATTTTAGGAGGCGCACAGATGGCTTCTGCACGCGGAGCGCGCAATGCGGCAATCTGGGGCACCGGCCTGCTTCAGGACACCCAGAAGCAGGTTCTCGGCGAACTCGGGCAGGGCTATGATGCCGCTCAGGGCTATCTCGGCCAAGCCGGCGACCTCTACAAGGGCATGACGGCTGCCGGTCAGCCGGGCCTCGACAAGTACAATGCTCTGACCCTCGGCTCTGGCGCTGACATCCAGAACGCGCTTCAGGGTAACGCCGGCTACCAGTTCAACATGGATCAGGGCTTGCAGGCGCTCCAGCGCTCGCGGGCGGCTGGCGGCATGCTGGCGAGCGGCAACACCGATACCGACACGCTGGCCTTTGCGCAGGGTCTAGCTGGCCAGCAGTTGGCAGCGGAGCGTGCGGCGCTCAATCCCTATCTCGGCATGTACACCGGCGGCGTTCAAGGGCAGGCGGGTGTTCTGGGCCAGCAGGCCGGCACGGCGACGGATTACTACACCTCGCGCGCGAACACGCTGGACGACACGACGAAGAACATCGTGGGCCTCGGCTCTCAGGCGCTGCTCGCTGGCGATCAGGCGAAGAGCCAGAACCAGGCCAACATGATCAACATCGGGACGGGCCTGCTCAAGGGCGCCACTAGCCTCTTCACCGGAGGGCTGGGGGGCATCGGCGGCGGCTTCACTGGGCTCGGGAAGTAAGCAATGGTCTTCACGCCACGCCCGCTTCAAATCCCCAATATGAGGACGGACTACAGCGCGGAGAACTCTGCGTTCTCCAATCTGGGCCAGACGCTGGGGAGCATGCCGTCTGATTTTCGCAAGGAGCAGCTGAACGCGCAGAAGCAGCAGATCCTTGGCGATATCGGCACGGGGAAGATGGACTACGACAAGGCTGGCCGCGCCTTGATCGCGCTGGGGGATACGCAGGCTGGTGCGACGCTGCTGGGGCTGGGACAGAAACAGCAGATGCTTGGCGCTCAGAAGGGAATTGCTGATATCTTCTCGGGCGGCGGGTCGGCAGCGCCTTCCACGTCGGGCGTCGCTCCTGCCTCGCTGATCCAGAATGAGAGCGGCGGCAATTGGGGCGCCTCGAACAATGCCGTAGGCGCGGGTGGCCAGGTTGGCCATGATGGGCGCGCTCAGTTCGGTCGCGCTCGTCTTCAGGATGCCGCCAACGCGGGCGCAATCCCGCAAGGCGTATCGCGGGAGGAATTCCGCAAGTCGCCTGAGCTTCAGAAGAAGGCCGAGGCTTGGCACTTCGGGGACATCGACAACTTCATCCAGGCCAATGGCTACGACAAGATGATCGGCCAGAGCATCAACGGTGTGCCTGTCACTGTCGATGGCATGCGCGCGGTCGCGCACCTTGGCGGCACTGGCGGCTTGCGGAAGTTCATCGAGACGGGTGGCCAGTACAATCCGAGCGATCGGAACGGCACGTCGCTGATGGACTATTTCACTCGCCACGGCGGAAACTCCACTCCGCTTGCGCCGCGTACTCAGATCGCCAACCCCGTCGCTCAGCCGCAGCAGCCCGTGCAAGTGGCCGAGAACGAAGCTGACGTTCAGCGCCTTGAGGCCGCGCAGGCTGCTCGTTCAGCGCCGCCCGCGCAGGTGGCACAGTCCCCGGATCTCCCGCCGCAGGGCGCCAATGCGGCTCCTGCACAGTTTGCCGTCCCCGGCAACATGCTGCCGCCGAACGACCCGTATCCGCGCGTCACGACGCAGCAGCTCTATAGCGTTCTCCAGAACCCGATGGCCTCGGATGGTCAGCGCGCGATGGCGAAGTCCATCATCGACAACCGGATGAAATACTCCGACGAGAATGCCCCCGATAAGCGAGAGAAGACGAGGCTGGAGACTGAAAAGCTCCGCCGCGAGGTTGAGGGCGAAGGCGGCCGGCCGATGACGCCGGAAGAGCGCAAGGCCTACAACGTCCCCGAGGGGCAACCAGCTTACGTCAAGCGCAATGGTGACCCCGGCTTCGGCCCCGCTGGGACGAGGATCGACCTCAACAAGGGCGAGAACAAGTTCGACGAGGAGATGGGCAAGGGGCAGGCCAAGCGCTTCAACGACCTCATCGCTGAAGGCGATGTCGCGCAAGGCCGGCTTGCCGATATCCAGACGCTTCGGGAAACCTCGCGCCGGCTGGGCTCTCAGGGCTCATCCGCCAATCTGAAGGCGACGGTTGGCCCCTATGCGGAGAGCCTGGGGATCAAGGTTGACGGCCTGTCCGATATCCAGCTGTACGAGTCGATCACCCAGCGCCTTGCTCCGACGCTCCGTGCGCCCGGCTCTGGCTCCACCTCGGACATTGAGTTCAAGGGTTTCTTGCGGGCGATTGGCCCGCTTTCGAATACGCCGGCCGCCCGAGAGATGATCCTCGACACGTTCGAGGCTGCCAGCAGGAACGACATCGCGCGCGCCGATATCGCCAGCCGCCTCGCGCAGAAGGAGATCACGCGCGGGCAGGCTGAGAAGGAGATTCGCTCGCTTCCCAACCCGCTGGAGGCCTTCCGCGAGTTCCGCAAGCAGAACCCGGATCTCGTGGGGCAGGCGATCAAGGAGAGCGCGGAAACCGACCGCGTTCAGCGTGCAGCCCCGCCTATCACGACTGCTGATGGCTACAACGCCCTGAAGCCCGGCGACAAATACACTGACCCCGATGGCAACATCAGGACCAAGCGCTGATGGCCAATCCGTGGGACAATGACCCGATTATCAAGGCCGCGCCGTCGAAAAGCGGCATGCCTTGGGACAACGACCCCATCGTGAAGCCGGCAGAGGCGAAAGCCGGGGTTGTCGAGGACGTGGCCAAATCGGCGGGATCGGGATTGGTGAGGGGGGCTACCGGCATTGCCGGCGCTGTTGGCGATTTCGCGGATTACCTCGGCAAGGGCGCCGACGCCGCTGCGCCATATGTGGTTTCTGGCATCAACCGCGTTCTCGGGACCAAATTCGACGATTCGCCGATTTCGCTGAAAAACCCGGTCGCGGAAGCCATCGGGTCGCAGAGCATAAACCGTGCGATCGATAATGCTACGGGCGCTCCTGTCACGTCCTACAAGCCTCAGACAGTGCCGGGAGAGTACGCCCGAACGATCGGCGAGTTTGCCCCCGGCGCGATCGTTCCGGGCGGCGTCGCGGCAAAGGTGGTCGGCGGCGTTCTTGCGCCGGCTGTGGCCTCTGAGACGGCTGGGCAGGCCTTCAAAGGCTCTGCCCTGGAAGGCCCGGCACGTCTTGTCGGCGCGCTCGGGGCTGGCGGGATCGCGGCCATGGCTTCTCGGCCGGCAACCGCCGAAGCTGCTGTTGCGGCAGGCATGCGTGGCGTGGACGACGCCACTGTGACAGCGGCAGGCCAGCTTATGCAGGAGGCTCAGGCTCGCGGAATCAACCTGACATGGCCCGAGGCTATCGCTCAGGCAAGCGGCGGCGGCGCACGCGGCTTGACGAACATGCAGCGCGTCGTTGAGGGGTCGCAGGGCGGTGGAGACGTAATGGGCGCCTTCATGGCCCAGCGTCCCGCTCAAGTTGAAGCGGCAGCGCGTAATCAGTTCGGGACGGTATCACCGCCGCTCCAGCAGCCGCAGACTATCGGCCCCGCCATCGGTGAGGCCGCCGAAAGCGTGGCGCGGGATGCCCGTGCTGTTCGGAGCGCGGCGACGGCCGATGCCTATGGGCGAGCGGCGAACGACGTAGTCGCCCCTGAGGCCGTGCAAGGTATCATCACGCAACTCGATGAGATCATTGCCAGAGCCGGCGCACCCGAACTTGCAGCCCCTGCCCAGCAGCTTCGCGATAGGTTGATTGCCCGACAAGCGACGCCTGGCACGCCTGCGACGCGAACCCCGGTCACAGACCCGAATACAGGGCGGGTCATCCGCTACGAAACCACACCTGCGGTGCCCGGTGAGGCGGCAGTCCCACATACCAATGTCGGTCGGCTGGACGAGGTGTATGGGTCGGCCCGCGATCAGTTCACCGGGCCGGCCCCTGTTGGCCAGACAGGGACCGAGGCCCGCGCGTCTCGATATGCGGCAGAAGCTCTTGAACCGCTAGACGCCGCCCTTCGCAATGCCAGCCCGGCTCTCCGGGAGGGACGCGAAATCCACCAGCGCGTGACGCGCGACTTCATCAATCCCTTGATGCAGGGTCCTATCGGGAAACTGGCAGACCGCGATATCGGAACGCGCGAAGCAATTAACGCTCTATTCCCGGCGAACCCGCTGCCCGGCTCCGCGCCTGAAATTGTCCGTTCCGTTGGAGCGTTGGCAGAGCGGAACCCTGGCGTCGCCCGTCAACTCGTTCGTGCCCACATCGAGAGCGTGTTCAACGAAGCCACGCAGGCGCTTCAAAGCGGGGCGAACCAATTCGGCGGGGCGGGCTTCGCTGCCGTTCTTCGTGGGAACACGCAGCAGGCCGAGAATCTTGCTGCCGCTATTCAAGGCGTAGCTGGGCCACAGGCTTTGCAGGGCTTTGATCGGTTTCTTGATATCATGAGCGCGACTGGCCAGAGGCAGCGAATCGGCTCGCAGACCGCGTTCAATCAGGAGACGCAAGATATTCTGCGCCGGGGCGGCGCTGTAGGTGAGGCGGCGAATGTCGTCGCTACTGGCGGCATCAAACTGCCGGGCAGGATCAAAGAGGCTTATGAGCAGTGGCGCCTTGGCCGGAACACGGAGCAGATTGCTCAGCTATTCACGGATCCGAACGCCATCAATCTGTTTCGGGCTCTGGGGCGCGCTGCTCCGGGTTCCGCTCAGGCTGAGGCCATGGCTGCCCGACTTGGCGCTCTCGCCGCTCAGGGTCGCACGACGACGCAACCGCGCCCATAGGTTCATCACGAGATTGACGCCGCCGGTATAGGCGGCTGCAAGCATCAGGCCGAAACCGGCCATACCAAATCCGCTAGCGCCCGGTTCCGCGACGGACGACGCGAACCAGTAGCCGCCGAAAAACAGCGCCGCTTGAGGCAGATACCAGAGAAGCAGGTTTCTCATCTCAGGAGTGTACCATGGCTAATGGGCCGAAGGTGAAGGATCTAGCGATTCCGCCGTATCCTTCAGGGCTTGAGCTAACCCGAGTGCGTCTGAACGGTCGATCGATAGGTCGAGTGACGCACGAGGCTCTGACGCCAGATAGCAACGGAGAACGACTCTACCGTTATCTGTGGCACCAAGCTGAAAGCCGTCAGCCATCTGCAAAAGAGTAGCCTGCCATGGGCCGCCAGCCGAGCGTCGTTTCCGTTCTTCCTCGGTGGCGAGCGCCATCGCTCTGGCGAGAACTGAATTCAAGCCTTCCACGGGAATTTCTACCCTAGCCCCATCCGACGCAGTCATGACTACTCGAAGCTGACCGTCAATCTCGCCGGCCGCGATCGTGTGAAGCAATGCCATCCACCCCTCCCATTTCCCGCGATCCTGACCTGACGGCTCTGACGAGTCGATAGCATTTCGCGCCCGAAATCTTGGCTTTCTGAACCAAGGCCCGCTCCTCACCGAGCGGGCCTTTTCTTTTTGAGGAACCCCGCATGAAGCTGTGGAACGACGTTCCGATCCCCGTCTTCAATCCCAGCACAGGGGAGCGGGCAGGCGGGGCTCTGGCCTACTTCTATGTCGGAGGCACCAGCACGCCGCAGCCGGTCTTCACGACTGATGACGGCGGCGTCCCGCACACCTGGCCGGTTGAAGCCGATGCTAATGGCGTCTTCCCGCCGATTTTCATCCCCTACGGCCCGTTCGGCTACCGCGTCACCACTGCGGGCGGAACCGCCATCAGCCCGAACGTCCTGACGGTTCAGAACCCGGCGCCGCCTGACAGCGGAGGTGGCGGCGGTATCGTCGTACAGGCCGATCAGATCCTCACCACGGGCGACACCATGTGGCGCCTGCAAGGTGGCACACGCACCGGCTGGGTGCGGATGAACGAGAAGACGGTAGGCAATACGGGGTCGGGCGCCACCGAACGCGCGAATGCCGATACCGAGTTCATTTTCACCTACCTCTGGAACAACTGCGCCGACACCGTTGCCCCAGTCTCGGGCGGGCGCGGCGCTACGGCAGCAGCCGACTTTGCGGCGAACAAGACAATCACTGTCCCCACCATGCAGGGCATCATCGCTGGTGGCCTCGATGACATGGGCGGTACGGCGGCGAACCGCATTCAGGTTGTCACCACGATCACCACGACGAACAGCAGCGCGACGGCGACTGTCGGCAGTGCTGGTGGGCTGTCGCTCGGCATGTATGCGATTGCCTCGACGATCCCTGCCGGGACGACCATCTCCGCCATCAGCGGGACGACCGTGACGCTTTCGACGGGGGCGGGCGTGACGGCAGGCACCGGGACAGCAGTGCGGTTCTCGCTCTTCCCCGACGCTCAGCAGGTTGGTTCGCTCGGCGGCCAGCAGACTGTCACGATCACCAATCGCGAGCTGCCGATCATCACCCCGGCCGGCTCGGTCAGCATCAGCATCAACCCGTTCACTGGACCTACCACGAACAACGGGACCGGCTCGACTGCCGCGCCGCAGTCGAACGGCTTCTGGACCGGGTCCAGCGGCCTGATCTCCCCGACCGGAACCGGCAGCTTCAGCGGTACGCCGTTCGGCCAGGGCGGTGTGCTGCGGAACATCCAGCCTACCCGGCTGGGAACTTGGTACATGAAACTCTAGAGGCCGCGATGACCGACATTCGCTTTCCTCGCGCCTCGAACCGCGCCGATTGGCGGTTCTGGCTGAAGAATACGGACCCGACTGACGGGACACTGGTCGATATCCCCATCAGCATGGTCACGCTTCAGGTCCGCCGTCGTGACAGGTGCGGGCCGGTGCTCTCCACCTCTCCTGGTGATGGCAAGGTCACCTCGCCGCAGGCCGGCGTTCTGGAGGTTCGGTTCCCAGCCTCCGAGATGCGCAACCTCTGCGCGGACACCTACGAAATCGGCGCCATCATCAGCGATGGCACCGACACGTCTCAACTCATCCTCGGGACTGTCCCGATTTACGACGGGGTGGTGCGCTAATGGCTCTGCCGATCATCAATCTGAGCTTCGTCCCGGTATTCCCGGCGAACGTCTTCGCGGATCAGCCGCTGATCGTCACCAAGGCGGGGCTGAACTACACATTCAGCTTCAACCCGTTCGGCTACTCGGTCGATCCGGCTCCGGTCCCTGCGCAATCGCAGCTTCTCGTGCTGAACTCGGTCACACAGACGACGGCGCGCGTTGACCTGTCGGTTCTTCAGACCGGTGTGGCGATCGTCTCGACGCAGATCACCGATAGCACTGCAACAGGGCGTTCGGTCCTGACGAGCGACGCAGCGGGCGGCAGGACTGCTCTCGGCCTCGGCTCGATGGCGTTGAAGAGCGCGATTGACCTCACCACCGATATCACCGGCAACCTCCCTGTCACGAACCTCAACAGCGGCACGAGCGCGAGCGCCACCACCTATTGGCGGGGAGATGGCACATGGGGTCAGGTCAGCCTCACCGCAGGCGTGAGCGGCACCCTGCCGATCGGTAGCGGTGGCACCGGCCAGACTACGGCGGCGGCGGCATTCGGTGCGTTGAAGCAGAATGCGACGACTGCCGCGACTGGCGTTGTCCAGTTGGCGACGGATGCCCAGGTTCAGGCTCAGGCTTCGACAACGGCTGCCGTGACGCCGTCCAATTTGGCGCAGCGGGTTTCTTTCCGGGCACACAAGAACGGAACGGCGCAGACGGGAATCGTCAGCGGCACGGAAACGCTCGTGACGTTCGGAACCGCCGTTTTCAATATCGGTGGGTACTTCAATACCTCGAACAGCCGCTTTACCCCGCCTGCTGGAACGTACCGTTTTTCGGCTCGATCCCTAACATCGGGCGGCGCGGTCGATCAGGCTGTCTATGGCCTCATCGTCTACAAGAACGGCGCCAAGCTGGTTGAGGACTACGATACGTGGTCTGGTGCAGTGAACGCGACCGCGCGCATCGATGTCACCGACACTGCCAACGGGACCGACTATTACGAGATCTATTTCGCGGGCTTCGGCGCAGGCAACAAGTCGCTGAACGGCGCGGCTGCCTCCACCTTCTTCTGCGCAGAGGCGGTCTAGCCATGTTCACCGCTGACGACCTGACGCGGCTGGCGAAAGCCTGCGGCGCGAAGCCCAATGCTGCCGTCGTTCAAGGCATCGTCGACAATCAGGAATGGCTCGAAGCGGGGGGTATCGACACGCCTGCACGCGAGGCCGAGTTTCTGGCGCAGGCATGCCTAGAGACGGACTATTTCAAGACGCTCCGAGAGTACTGGGGGCCGACGAAGACGCAGGCGGGATACGAGGGCCGGAAGGATCTCGGAAACGTCGTGGCCGGCGACGGCAAGCGCTTCATGGGTCGGGGCATCTTCCAGCTCACCGGGCGAGCGAACTACGCCTCCTATGGCAAGCGGCTAGGGGTTGATCTCCTGAAGGAGCCGCAGCTTGCCGAGCGACCTGACATCAGCCTGCGCATCGCGGCCATGTACTGGAACGACAAGGGCCTGAACCCCTACGCGGACAAGGGCGACACGGCGGCCATCTCGCGGGCGATCAACCGGGGCAACGCGAAGGCCAAGAGCCCGGCGAACCATGAGGCTGATCGGATCAAGATCGCCAAGCTGGCGCGCGAGATTATCGCGCCCGCGCCGGTCACCGACATTGTGCTGGAGCCCGCCAAGCCAGCCCCCACCCTCACCGAAGAGCTGCCGACTGCCGAGCCGTTCTGGCCTGCGCTGTGGGCTGCGATCCTGTCTCTGTTCAAGGGCAAATGACCATGCTCGAAATCCTCGCCCCCGCGATCCGCATCATGATCCTGTGGGCTTTCACGCGCTTCGCCACGCTCGGCTACCTGACGCCTGAGAACGCGACGACGCTGACGAAGGTGGCGATGGACGTTCTGATGTACGGCGCACCCCTGGCTTATGCCTGGTGGGCTGCTCGGCAGGTCGCGAAGGAACGGGCGAAGTGACGTTTATCACTGGCCTGCTCGCGCCGTACTGGCAGCAGATTGCGGGCGCTGCCATCGCCATAATCGGGGCTCTGGGCCTCTATCTCAAGGGCCGCTCTGACGCGACTGCGAAGGCCAAGCTGGAGGATATCACGAATGCGAACGCTATCCGCAAGGCTGGGGCTGACGCTCGGTCTGGGGCTAATCCTGACGGGGTGCACGATGACGGCTGGCGACGCGACTAAATCGGCTGTCTGCGACCAGTTCAAGCCTATCCGCTGGTCAAGCGCCGATACCGTCGAAACAATCCGTCAGGTGAAAGAGGCGAACGCCGTAGGCGTGGCGGTATGCGGATGGCGCCCATGAGCATCGAATCCGACACACGCGACCGCGTCATCCGCATGGAAGCCGATCTGCTCAACCTGCGGAACGATTTCGACGAGGCCAACCAGAAGATCACTGCGATGCACGAGCTTCTTCAGCAGGCGAAGGGAGTCCGGTGGTTGATCATCATCATGGCGACCATCGGCGGCTTCATCGCTTCGAAAGTCGGCTCGCTGCTGCCCTGGCTGGTCAAGCCCTAGCGCCACTGGCGCCACCCTCTCGCGTCATCTCGCGAGGCGCGCATGCCCGGCCATAGGCGGCGCGAAACTCAAGACAGAGGCCCTTGTCACTGTGCCGCGATTGCGCGGCCCGTTCTCCTTTGATGCCTCCCTGTTGAAACTAGCCGCCGCTTCCTTCGGGAGGTGGCGGCTCTTTTGTCGTTTCAGGGGGCTTCGATTTCAGCCAACATTCTACCGCAGCCTGAACAGGGCCGGGGACAGGGGTCTTGCTGTTCACGTATCGCCAGACCTGCGTCCGGTCGATCATCAAGGCGGTAGCGAGTGCAGTCGTCCAACCGCGCTCGCCCCATAGCTGGATGGCCGCCGCCTTCAGCTCATCCCCGGTCATTCTCGGACTCATGGATGTAGCGGATAACGCTCTCCGAGAACCCGTCAATATGCGTCCACTTGCCATAGCCGACGCCGTTCTTCGCGCTGGCCACATTGATCATGTACGCCAGCTTGGCGGCTGGGTCAGGAACGCGGTCGTGGCTCTGCTCGTCGGTGATGACGATCAGCCTGTCATGCGGCTCTCGGTTCAGCATGGTCACAGCCTGACCGAGATAGGTCGAGCCATGAGGCTGTGACCGGATCACGGCATCGACCCCGGCCATGCCACGGCGAGGCGGAACCTCCACCAATCGATCCGAGAACGAGAACACGCGCAGATCGCCATGCACCACGCTCGCGAGCGCCGCCGCTGCATCAATCCGCTTGAGATCGGAACGAGCCGAAAGCGGCGCATCCATAGAGCCGGACACGTCCACCAGAACGATGGTCTTGCCCGACAGCCTTGGTGCGCTCGCCACGGCTTCGCACAAAGCCGTATCGATCTCGGGTTCCAGCCTAGGCGCAGCACGAGCCGCCGCGACATAGCGGAACGGCAGAACCCGGTCTGCGCCCTTCCGAGCGACAATGGCAGAACGAACGAGACCCATATCGCAGCCGGCATCGACCATATTCCGCAGGTTGCGGAGCAAGGCTAGATAGCCAAGCTGCCCTTCACGGATCAGGCGCTCGAACGTCTCGCGCTTGTCAGCGCCGCCAGACAGGGCGACTTCCCAGGTATCGGGAGCGGCCAGTTCGCCGGCAGCCAGACGCTTCCACAAAGCCTCGCGCTCCGGGCTGTCCGGCTTCGCATGGCACAGGAACAGCACATCGCGCAGCCTGACGGCATTGTCGCGATTGTACTTGGCGAGGGCGTACTCATTGAACTTGAGGAAGGCCCGCGCCAAGCCGCGCTTCATCGCTGCCGAAAGCTTCGGCTTCACCTTGTCAGGGGTGACGCCGTTAACCTTGGCGTGAATTGCGGCCAGTTCCGAAAGCTCGTCCGCGCGCTGGATCACGCCGGCCACAGCATCCTCGACCAGCTTCCCGCCAGAATGACGAGCAAGAGCCGAAGTCAGAAGCAGCGGGACATGGCGCAGATGGAATTGCGATCGAGCCTCAATGGCGAGCGCCGCGACCTTCTCAGGCGCAACCTTACCCGCAAGATCGACGATGCGTTCCACGATCGTCTGTCCGTCTTCGTAGAACTCGCGCTCCCAAAGCAGGCAGGACAGAACCGAGCGGCGAAGCGCCTGTTCGTCCGTGATGCGCTTCGCGGGCGCGCCCTCAAAGGTCTGGAATTGGCCATAGGCGGAAGCCGCCCGAACGTTCACGCGCATTGAGCCCTCCTGGCTACCGGCTCGAAGCGCAGCATAGCGAGATGGTGGAACAGACGGATTCGGTACATAGCGCTCTACCAGCTGAGCTACGCCGTGCCGAAGCTCGACGGCGGGACTCGAACCCGCGACCTCTCGATTAACAGTCGAAGTAACCGAAACCTACGCCAACCATCTCGCTATGCTGCTCGGGAATGAGCGGACACGGCACGGTTCAGCCAAAGAAGTAACCGTGTCCTACGCCACGAGCATCACCGTCTTAGCAGGTGACGTTGCAATATGCAACATCGATTTTAGGTTCTGGCCGGAATCGCGCGGATGCCACATATTCTACTCCCCCTCCGCCCGTATGGCTGCGGCCTCAGCATAGTCAGCAGCAGCTTTGATCGTAGCCGATAGCGCGGCGCGGTCATCCTCTGAGTGCGTGGACTTGTAGTGCCCTGCTGCGTTCATCAGGTTGCACAGCAAGTCCTCTGCCGCAGCGAGCGCTGCTTCGGCGGCTAGGGCGCGGGATTCGAGGGCCTTCCGTTCGTCGCGTGAGGCCGCAAAGACCTCGTGGGCGAAGCGGGTGAAGAAGGCCAGCGCGTGCCTGTCGTCGGCACACAGGATCATGTGTCGCTCGCCAGACTTCTTGTCGAGCAGACGATAGGACGAGCCGGCGTCTTCGGTCGCACCTTCCGCTTGATGTAGCTCTTGAGGTTGTGGCCGTAATAGCGCTCGGGGGTGGACGCGCGGCGATCCGCCTGCATGGCGTTCACCCGCTCGGCGTTGTCGTGCCGATAAGTCCGGCAGCGCTCGATCTCCTTCGCCGCGTCGCGCTCCTTATTCCGCAGCCGATACTCGCGCATGTATTCCCGCTGCCGGACGCGCTGGCTCTCGGTTCTCACGGCTTGCCCTCCATAGCGTTGATCGCTGAGACGAGGGTCCAGAACACGGTCCTACCCGGCTCAACGAGGTCGGGCTCAAGATAGCGTTTGGCAGCCTTCGCCGCCGTCAGCAGCCTCTCCACATTCGGATCAACAGCAGGAGCCTGCGTCGCGGCCGGGGAGAGGGAGGCGATGATCTGCTTGGCCAAGCCTTCGGTGTCAGCCCGCGCCAGCGTCCCTTTGGCGCCGTCATAATCTCCACCGTGACGCGCATGCCAGCGGTTCCAGATCAAGCGTGCCACCGCATCCACCCCGCCGCTCGCAGGGGCTGGGGCGGAGGCGAGGGCTGAAAGGACGCGCTCGGCTTGGTCCCATGCGTCACCAGGCTCGCGTGAGCGCTCACGGACCATTGGAATGACAAGGCGTCGGATAAGTTCAAGCTCGCGCACCGCCTCATCGCGCGTGGGGGTGGGGTCGGTCATGGGCGGGACTCCTTGTCGAAGCCGTGCTCAACAGCGCGAACGCCGAAGCCGGGCTTATAAAACGTTGCTGCGTGGGTCTCGGCATCCTCTTGGCGGCGAAACCGTGTCGCCTTCCAAGGATCAGGCCGAAACGCGGTCTGATTGATGCCGGGGAGCATTGTCAGATAGAGGGGAGAGCCGTCAGTGTCCGGCTTCTCGATCAGCCACCAGTACTCAGTCATCGGCCTGCTCCTCCCGGCTGCCAGAAACGAGGGACGCACGAATTACCGTCATCACGGTGTTGATGGCTTTGTGTGTCGCATCCGTGCAGATCGGGCAGAGCAGCCGGTTCACCGACGCATCCGCGACAGCGCATCCTTGATAGTCGTAGGCGTCTGCCGAGATATGCAGACCCGTCCAATGTGACGGACGCGAATTGCTCTGCTTCTTCTCCACCTTGCCGCAGCCGTCACAAACGAACTCGTAGGAAGCGGCGATTTCACGGATGCCCATTGCGGCCTCCCAACATGACAGCGTTGATTTCGGGATTGTCGGTTGCGGCGAGGACGCGGCTGATCAGCTCGTCCTTCGAAATGCCATCGGGCGGCAGGTACGCGCTCGTCGCATCGGTCACGGCACTGACAGCGCGGCGCAAGACCGCCTCGACGCTGCTAGGCTCTTGGGGACACTCGCGGATGCCAACTATGACCTTGCTCACGGCTGCGATTCCTTCTGCCCGGTGTCGATAGCGGCGAGGATGGCGGCGTCTTCGGGCTCGTCAGGCTCTTCGTAAATCGGCCGTGCTGGCGGGTAAGGCTCTGCCGTCATGGCCTGCTCTAGAGCGGCGCGAAGGTTCTCGTTGTAGTTTTCGCCCACGACCCGCTCTTGCGGATCGGCCATGAAATGACCGACGATCTCGATGTTGACGTTGTAGTCCCCGGCGTCTGCGTTCGGGCTATTCGTGAAGCGCACGTCCCAGCACTCATCTTGGATCGCGCTCAGCAACTCGCTATCGCGTTTCCATCGTGCGATTTCATCCCCGCCCGCAGGCGAGGGCTTGGCGAGGGTGTAGAGGGGCGTCTCAGTCCATCCGAGCGCGCGATCTTCGTCATCAAGCCGACGCGAAGCATCGACCAGGGCCCTGGCACCCCCGTTTGTCTGGAGATAAGCCACCGGCCCAGCCTCAGACACGGGCGTCGCGGCCGGGGAGAGGGAGGCAAGCGCGCGCCGAGCCCACGGACGAGCCTGATTGATCTCGAATTCGGTCGGCCCCTCGCAGCGAACGCTATCGCCCTCTCCGAGCTTGGCGTTGGCCATGGTGCGGGCGAGCTTCTCGATTGCCGTGTCTTCAATCTTCATGACTGTCCCCTTTCGGTGCAGGGAGCGCGATGGCGTAAAGGGCGCGGGCTTCGCTTTCCCAGTCACCAATGATCGGTTTTGCTGCGACAGCCTCCGCGTGACCTTGCGTGCATTCGCTCCACGGGCTCCAAGGTTGCTCGTCGCTCCAAGTCGGGCGCATGCGGTACTCGTAGCGCACCGCCTCATCGCGCGTGGGGGTGGTCTGGGGGGTGGGGTCGGTCATGGGCGGGGCTCCTTGAGCTTGCCGGCGCAGCAGTTGCCGTCGTCCGTGAAATCGTCAGGCAAGGTTTCGATCGTGCGGAGGAGGCTGGCCCCATCCTCCCGGCTGCCAGAAACGAGGGCGGACCTGATGCGGGTTTCGAAGTCGGACTGAGCGGCGGATTTGGCGGCTTCGAAATCAGCCGACTGTTCGTCGCCTTCCTTCGACCACTGGCCGTACCAGGTGCCATCACGATAGACCCTGATGCTTCCGAACGGTGTCTCAGCGAGGTCGCAGCTAGGATTGACCTCCCGCCACTCCAGCGGCTTGACCGCGACCTCCGCCCCTTTCCGCAGTGAGGAGAGGTCGGAGTCGGCAGGGTCATTTGTGGCATCCGCGAGACGGGCTTTGCTGTTCTCCAGAGCCGAGCGGGCGGCGCGGAAGGCATCGTCCAGGAATGGATTGATGCCCATCGGGTAGTGAGCCACGAACGTCGTAAGCAGTCGCTCGGCAGCAGTGGCACGCTCGTTCAATTTCTGGACGGCATTGAAGGCGTAGTTGTCCCCGCGCATCATCGCCCAATCCTTGGAGCGACGATCCAGTTCGCTCCTCAACCTCTCGATTTCTTCCCTCGCCTCCGACAAGGAGAGGGACTGAGACGAGAGGGCTTGTTCCGCTTGGTGCCATGCGTCTCCCGGTTCTCGCGATCGCTCGCGCACCATCGGAATCACGAGACGCCGGATCAGGTCAGAGTGATCGGTCATGCGGCCCTCCCGAAAAGGTCATTGGTCGGGCGGCCCCATTGGTCGGCGAAGGCCGCAGCTATGCCGGCGTAGGTTTCGGATCGCTTCGACCAGCGATCGGCCGAAGGAGGCAGGCGGTTCTGCCCGCTGTCGGTCTGGTTGCCCCAGCGTTCAACAATCTTGCCGTTCCACTCGACCATGCGGCCGGCGCGGCGCTTGGCAGGATCAATCGCCAGTTTCGGCAGGCCATGAAGCCAGAGGCAGGTAGCCTTGCTGGCATCGTCACCGAACTGGTACGGTTGGATGACCTGGTCAGGCTTGCGGTGGCGCGACGAGATGCAGCCGATGGGGTTCTCGATCGCCCGCATCGGGATCGCGCAGGTATCGAGCCGGATGAATTCGGCAACGGCCTTGTCGCGAGCCTCGCGCCGTTCCGCGCCTACCAGCGTGCCGGGTTTGACCTTCTGGTGGTACGGCCCATCGCCATAGGCCCATTCCGCGCTGATGGTCAGGTAGGTGCATGTCGGATGGAAGATGCCGATGTCCCAGCCATCGTCCAGAACGTCGAAGACATCGCCCCGGATATGCCGGTTGCTGTCATCGACGGCCGGCAGCAGGTCGCAAGACCAGGCATCATGGCCGAGATCTGCGAACGCCCGGCGCGTCCTGCCGCTCGTCTCGAAGCCGATGAGAACGCGAAGCCCCCTCATGACCTCTCCCTCCCTTCAGAGAGGGGGTTTTTTGGGGCGGCATCCGCGCGCTGTCCGAGCCCTTCGTCGATGTTCCGGCGTTCGACGGTGAAGGTGTAGGCAGCGACCCAGGGGTTGGCTTCCCATGAGCCGGCGCCGTTGATGCGGTCCCAGAGGTCTTCGTACCAATCTCGGCAGGTGAAGTGCCAAAGGCCAAGGTTCATTGCTATCTGGTTGTCAGCGACACGACCCGAAGCCTTGCCGACATAGGCGCCCTCAGCCCGCGCATCTGCCTCGCTGATCTCCTGAAGCCGCCGCACGCGCACATCGTCGACTGTCAGCGTCAGGCGGGAGGCCCAGCGCGGCATGAACATGCTCGGGCGCTTGCGTTGAATCTGGTCGAGCCTCGCGACTGAACCATCAGCCTGAGCCGGGCGGATATGGTCGTCAGCGAAATAGCGGACGGACCACAGTCCCGGCTCGATCTCGCTCGGCTTCTGGTCGTCGGTTGACCAGTGGCAGGCCCACGCCTCGCGCACCCAAAGGATATCGCCAATCTGGATGCGGCTGCGCTCAAGGAAGTAATCCGCTTCCCATTGGCGCGAAGTTGGCACACCGGCTGAAACACTGCGGCACCAATCATCGTACTCGTAATACGCGTCCAGCGTGGCAGACGGGATCAGCCGCCGCGTCTGCGTCTTCGTGCCCGCCAGCAACGCCCGCACCATCGGCGCGCTGAACAAGATGGGCCGCTCCCGCCCCTTCGTGCTTGCCCGCTCAGACATGGGGGGAGGCTTTCGGGCGAGGCAGTTCACGGATCAGCAAGTCGTCCGGGATTGGACGCTTGCCGGTCATCTGCTTCATGAAGAAGGCGCGTCCGAAGCGCTTGCTGCCGTCGCGAAGGTGGCGCGCCCATGCCGGGTCCATCTCGCGTGCACCGGGGCCGCTTTCGCCACCGCAGATGATCCAGTCCGGCGCGTTGCAGTCGAGGATGACCGGCCCGAGCATCGGCTCGAAGCTGCCGAAGGTGAACAGCACGCCGTTTGCCGCGCCAGCTTCGCGGAGCTTGATACGGTCGCGGTCGTATTCGACTTGGTTCGGCAGCGTAGCGCCGAGGGCAACGTTCGGCGGCAGCATGCGGTTGCCGCGAGCCGGGTCGGTCATCTTGACCACATTGCCGATGCGCTTCGTCAGCAGCAGCCAAATGAGGTTCGGCGTCTTCTCGATCAGCACCATCAGGTCGCTGCGCCAGAGCGGGTCGACCTCGTTGTCGAAGACATCGGCCAGCGAAGCGCAGAAGACGAAGGGCCGCGTTCCAACCGCAGCGGCCTCGCGATCCCAGCGGATCGGCAAGCGCCAGTTCGCAGCCGAGGTCCGCGCCCGGTCTTCGCCGGCACCCCACCGAACGCGGCCATAGCGCGCGTCCATCATAGCCTCGGCATAGCAGTGGTCACATGCCGGCGAGACTTTGGTGCATCCGATCCACGGATTGAACGTGTGATCGGTCCACTCGATCTTGCTCCGCTCACCCAT